TGCATCTGTAACTGTTGCTACTTTAAATCTGTCTCCTTCAGTTAATCCATTTCCAGTTTTTGTTACAACAATATCATCTCCTACTATTAATCCATGTGCAGTAACAGTAACAGTTGCCTCTCCATCAGTAATAACAGTATTATTAGAACTATCTCCTAATTCTTTAGGTTGCTCTAAAGACCCACTAGGAACTTTAGTAAAAGCAGAATAAGCTTTACCATCTGTCCCCGCATCTATTGCTTCTACAATAACAGTATCTCCTACAGAATAAGTTACACCACTTGTTCCTGCTACAGTATTCCAATTAGTTGTACCTAAAACATTAATTTTATAGTTCTTTCCTATTACTAGGTCATCTGCATCAACGAGATCAAATTGACCATCCCATTCAAGTGCAGTTTGACCTCCCGTAAACAATATTACTTTTTCAAATGCTTGTAACAAAAAAGCTGATTTGCTTAAAATGTAAGAATTAGGATACTCTATACTGGTTGATACTTGAGTACTTAAGTTAGTTGCGGATACCTTGTTGTTTAATGCTACGATAAGATATTGACCACTAGTATCATTTGGATTAGAAAATGCACATGACCCCCAAATACGAGGTTGTGCTGAGTCATCTATTGTTGGTGGACTGCTATCATTTAAAGTAAATGGCAAAATTAAACCAGTACCAGGTGTTATAAGTACATTACTAACTGCTTCAATTCCTTTTCTAACTTGCCACTCACCATTAAGATCCATACGACCATTTCGGCTATCTGCCAATATACCCGTTTTTAATTGATCAGGTCTAAATCTGTTATTAAAACCAAAAAATCCTGTATCAAAATCATCCAACATTTGGGAATCATTTTGTCCGTATGATGAATATCTTGCCATTAGTAACAAATTTTAATTGTAATATAATCTTCAGACTCAGTTTGAGTTACTTCTCTTGTGGGAGCAGTAGTATCTCCACCCCATCCTTGATACTGAGTATCAACTAATCCAATTTCTCCACCTTGTACAACTCTAGGTTTATCTAATTCAAATTTTAATAATTCTGATGCTTTTTTATATTTAGCCATATTAACATTTCCATCTCCTTAGTGCTAGAGCTTTTCTTGTTGGTCTGCCCTTTGAGTCCTTCATTGGTCCCTTAACTCCACTCATTCTAGCACAAAATGATTTTTTACGAGCTTTTCTTTTTCCCGTTGGTTTAGATTCAGTAACAGGTGGTTTTAAATTAGCACCAGTTTTACGTTTAAAATAATTTCTTCCCGCTTGAGTAAGACCACCCTTTTTACTTTTATGTTCTTTTCTCATTTTCTTCTTATGGATTTTACTCTTCTTGGTTTTCCAGATGGCTGACCTAATCTTTTCTTTTGAGCTATTCTAGATCTTTTTTGTGATGGGGTTATTTCTGAAGCAGTCTTTGGGGTCTTTGAGCTTACACGCTTTGATGGTCTGCAATATGGCGTTCCTCGCTTTTCTCCCTTTTGTCTCCCGCAGGGCTTCCCAGATCGGACATCTTTCCATTCCTCCTTGAACCATCTTTTGAGATTTGCACCTGCTTTTGTTTTCCGAACTGCCATTTATACTGCTTTTCTTTTGCTGTTTCCCCAATTACTTGCTCCTACCTTTCTGCACTTAGCGATTGCTCCACTAGCATAAGCTGATGGAAAAACTTTATAACGAGCTTTTACCTTATGGTAACAAGCATCTTTCTTGCTCTTTGGTTTACTCATAAATAAATTACATTAATAATTTTGGTGTTGGCATTGGACGAGGTCCAAATGAAATACCTGGTCTAGGCACTAACCTTGATGGTTGAGCTACTGTATAAGGCGGATCTAAATCCATTATTATATTTTTCATTTGTGGAGCTTCTGGTATTATTGGAATAGGTACTTTACGCATAGGTCTACCTCTACGCATACCCCTACCTCTGCCCCTACGCATAGCACGACTCATAGGATTAAAAAATCTTCCTCTCCTACTAGGGGCAGTTTTAGGCTTTGGTGCAGATGGACGACCCCTAGCAGGACGCATAGGACGACCCCTAGAAGCACGCATAGGNCGTGCTCTAGTAGGACGCATGGGGCGACCTCTAGGAGCACGCATAGGGCGACCCCTACTACGACCACGACTCATTCTCATCATTCCCCTAGCCATTATTTTTTGCGTTTAATGGTTTTAGTTTTTGGTGATTTCATCCCTTTAGCTTTAGAAGCTTTTGATGGACGACCGACTTTATTCCCGTATGTACCTTTTCCGTATGGCATGATTATATAGTTACAGTTTTGCGGGTTAGTTTTTTACCACTACCCTGATTTCTTGGTTTGATTTTATGAGATCCATCGCACTTCGGCAATGAACTAGATTTTCCACAATTACATTTTTCTTTATGCATGATATTATTTTACTTGAGATGATCCAAAATAAAAACCCACAATAGCTAAAGCTGTCTGCCTTACCTCTGGTAAGATAAGATAACCCTGAGTATGCACAAACTTTGAGCCTTTAAATAGCCCTAGAAAGCCTTTTGTTTCTTCCTGAAGGGTAACCCCTATGTCGGTGAACGCAAAGACCGCAGGGAGGGCTACAATGGCTATCAGGACGCTTACAGTAATTAACCTACGCATCCATACTCCTCCACGAGCATAAGCTTTGTCTGCTGATTCGTCAGCAATTGTTTGTTTTTGAAGCATTTGTTCAAATAAACGTGTCTGACTTTGGGCTTGAGAAGCTATCATTTTCATAATAAATCCTGATACTCCACCGCCAAGCATTGCTATAAGTTCTGGTGTCATCGTTTTTTTCTGTATATATAGTAGTAAGCTGTAGCTAATGAAGCAACACCACCACAAAGATAAGCAATTGCTTGTGCCAAAGCACTTACATCTGCCATATTAAAAGCTGTTAGTTCTGCTAAGAGAACCAATCCCCATATTTGTCCTTGTGCTATAATATGCTCCTCCATTGTTAAACAAATTTAATATCAAATAAATTGACAAGTTGTGCCTCAAGGGATTCTTTTTTATCATATAAATATGATGGTGCGTAAACTAATCCCGACAAAAATGTACTAACCCCCGTTTCATTTGGATCAAACAATATGTTTTTAAACCTTGGAGCAGTAGTACTAGTATTAACACTAGTAGCTAAATTTGTAGTCTCGTGTCCCGTATCTCCCCTAGAAGCTCTATCTAAAAAACCTTCGTTGTTATTTGTTGAAGAAGATGGGTTGCCAAAATTAGAAAATAATTGTTCATTTGGGTAAAGGGGTAGAAAAATATTCCCAGTAGTATTACTACCAAGTGTTTGTGTAGGAGTAGAAACAGATAACTGATTAAAAGTTTTATTAACAGCTAGACTTGGTTTTCTTTTTGAATTAGCTCCTCCGTTTGTTTCTGTTTCAAAAGTAATTATTTCTACATTAGTTTCACTTGCTCCAGAATAATCTGGAAAGTCAGTTACTAAAAATAAAGACCAAGTTCCATCACTTGAAAAGAAATTGCTTCTATTGCTAGTAAGTTCCATTTTTGATCCTTTACCATCAATAGCTATTTTGTTTTGTGAATCCTTAACAAGATTTCCATTAGAAACTATTTTAGGTTGACTGCTTGTAATAGTCTGAACAAAATGATGATCGTTGTCACTTTGATCGTAAAGGTATATTATAAAGCCATTTGCTGTTGAGCTTTGAGCAGTAACCCAAGTTAGTAAAGTGCCATCTCCAATTTCAGATGCTTTAAAAGTTCTAAACGAAGACTCTCCACCTACATTAGGATCTCTGCGTACTCTTATAACATTAGGGTCGCCACTAGTCATAGCCCTTAGACCCCAAGCAGATGCTCCAGTGGCTATTGAAAGCACATCGGATCTTAGGGATCTAGGACGACCAAGATCTAGACTGAGGGATTTGCCCATTTTTAGAATCTATGTAATGCAACTAAACCGCTACTAATAGATACGCCTGTAAACTCTCCATACAAAACAGTACCTGCAATAAAGCTATCTACCAAGAGTGTTGGATTAGTAACTTTAGGTGCTGTAATTGCATCTATAGTAGAATCTTTTAGGAATTGTATTGCTCCAAAAGTTCCACTAGGAGAACTGGATGACGAATTTATTATCGCAGAACCTGCGGAGCTAAATTCTAGTGTTTGGTTTTTTGAACTATTCATTATATTATCGGGATGATCTATTTACATAAGTAGAAATTCTTTTGCCAATAGAGTTGTTGTTATATATATTATCAAGCTTGCCAAGTTCTTGATCCAAGAACCCTTCAGCAACTCGTTCTTCTACAATTGCTTTTTCCGTCTGACCATCCATACGAAGAAAATCAGCATAAACAGCATGAGCCATGAAGTAGAAAAATTCTAAAGGAATTTCAAATTCAGCTCTTGTAGTTGATGGAATAAACGTAATTTCTTTTTTGTATGTTACAAAAGCTTTGCTAGTTGTTGTACTATTTGTATTTATTAAATTAGCACCACTTGCAGTAACATAAAAATCATATTCAAAAGCTGATTGCCTATCAAATGGTTTGGTTTTATGAATACGCAAAAATTCGCCAATATTGCTTTTTGATGTTTCTGTAAAAGAAACAATATTATTGGAATCAACTGTTCTTTCTTCACCTACAACTAAATAACGAGTCCAGTACTGACTAGAATCATAAGCTTGCTTTAGCCTTCTGTTTGAAAAATCAAATATATAAGCACTTTCTTCTTGAGTAAAAGAATTTACTCCCGCTAAAGCACGAACTAAATCAAATAATTCTTCATACTGTATAGTTTGCATTATATTTTATTAGGGCTTAAGTCCGAAAAAGTTTTATTATAATATTTTAAAAATTCTTTTGAATGAACATGGTCAGTGCCATATTTTTTAATCATTCTGAAATAATCCCTTGCAGGGATAGTAGCTACACATTTACCAAGAACTGGATGTGTTACACCTTTTTCTACTTTTGCTTCTTTTCTAGCAATATTTCTACGTTGAGTTTCAGTATTTTTTTCTACCTTAAAGTTACGTTTTACTTCTTCAACAAAAGCTCTATCAATTGCTTGTTGAGAAATTTCGTGAGGTTTATGTAATATTTGCATAATAAAAAGGAGGGGGAGGCTTTCGCCTCCCCAACCAGAATTATTTAACTAGCGGCTTGACCCTTAATGAGTCCATGAGCTTGTGGGTGGTAGACACCAAGTGTCAACGCACAATCCACAATACCACGTTCACCACCACCAAGATTAGGTAGACGAGAAGTTCCCATTGGGATTAACTCATGTACACCATAATACTCAGGGTTTACGAGGAAGCCCGCACCCTTGTTGTTTGATTGACCAAATGTTGGCATACAAACAGGGTTACCATTTACAATGGATACGATTCCGTGATCGCTTTGATAAAGCTCAACAGAGAGCTTAATGTCAGCAGAACCACCATCATAATTGACAGTACGAACTGAATCAGCATCAGTACCACTTATTCCGCCTAAACGAGCAAAGTCACTAATAGTACGGCGTAAGCCAGTATTAGCAACAAGTGTAAGTCCATTACTTACTCCATTAACATCAAAGATGCTAGAAATAAGATCATTTAACACAGTCTCGTTAAACGGAGTAGTTGTATCTTCAGCTACTGTGTAGATGCTAGAAGCGGGAGTCTCGAATCCAGTAGGAACCTCAACACCTGCATCTGGAGTAGATGAGATGTAAGCACCAAGACCACTTAACTTATAAGCTTGAACATTAGTAGCTTGTTGTTTTACATTGTCAGAACATAATGTTTTTTCAACATCACGTTTTAGTTCACGAATTGCTTTAGCTTCAGCTTGAGCAATTTTGGCGGGACCAACTGAATCAACTGCTTCTTGTAGTTCAGATACCTTGTAATCACGGCGGAACTTTTGAGTAAAGTTGCCCATACGAGCACGACCNGCAAATTGGTCGGTGTATGTAACAATATCTTCACCTTCTAAGATGCCAGTAGTACGAGGATCATCAAGTACATCAACAGTCCATTCAGTGTTAGTAGCAGATGCCTTCTGTTTAGAGGCACCAGAAAGAATCGGAGTTTCTTCAGGAGCAAGGATTGTCAAGACATCAGTCAAGTCCTCTCGATTGGAAACAGCCGATCCTGGATTTGTAGTATCGTATGTGTTTGAAAACGACATAATATTTTACTTTCTATTTTAATTTAGGATTATCGGCTCATTTGAGCAGTTCTAAGTTTAATGAAGTCATCAATTCCTCCCGTAGACCTAAAGGATGTTTGGTTTGTCTGAATTGATTTTTCTTTACGACCTGATCTTTTCTCTGTTTTAGCGGCGGTATTTTTTACCGCTTTAGGTGGATTTATTGTCTTAGATGGTACTACTGGCTTGGTTTCTTGAACTAATGTTCTGTTTCCGTATAAGCTATTAGCCGCATGAGCAATTATGTATGGCATTTGTGCCCTTACCTCTGGCATTGCATTTGCAAGGGTTGTTTTTAACCTTGAATCATTTAGCATTGCATTATATCGCTTATTTACCTCATTTTCTGGATCACTAGCCCAAGGTATTTCATTTCTAATTCTTTCTTCAAACCCCTTTTGTAGTTGCTTTCCACTCTCAATTGATTTTAAATATTGAGCTTGTTGTGGCAAATGTCTTTTTTGAGATTTTCTTGCATTTTTTAGCATATCCCTAACTTGTGTTTTAGTTATTTCTTTGCCATCTATATTTGCAACAATATCACTAGGACGTTGTGAATCAGAATCAAAAAGAATATCTTCGGACCATTCAATAATTTCAGATACTTCTTTCATCTTTGATTGAATATCTTTCATATTATTTAAATCCTTATAAGGATTATCTTTACGACCCGCCATTGAGACTTGTTTTTTTGCTGAATTTTTTTGTAATTCAGCTTCAAGTCTTGTAGCTTTTTCTTCAGCCGCTTTACGCTTTGCAGTTAATTCCCCAAAACGTGCAACAGCACGAGAGCCTAACTTTTCGGATAACTCCTTAAGCTCTGCTTCTGACATATTTTCTAGATCTACCTGAGAAGGAACAACGGCTTTAGTTTTATCTTTCTGAGTTTCCTCAGTATCAGATTTAACTTCAGCCTCAGTCTTTGGTTGACTTTCGCCACCCATCCGAAGATTTATAAAATCTTCTTCAGACATATTTTTGGTAGTTGATTCAACAACAGGAGTTTCCTCTATTGTTTCCTCTACTACTTCTTCTACTGTACTCGCTGTGTTTTTAACGGAATCAGCGTTCTCCGTTTTAACTTCATCTTGCATATTTGTTTCCACTCCTTAACGCCGAGCGATGGCGATATTTATATATTAGCATCTATGGCAACCCCTATTGCATGGGATTTGCTAAATGCTTAATTTGTTTGTATTCTGTAATTTCTAAAATCTGATCGTATGATAAGATTCTTCCAGAAATTTGTTGAATTTTTTCAGATGAGGATTCGTGTAATTCAGCAATGCACTCATCTTTTAATTCTTCTATAAATGATAAAAAACGAATAAACGTATCGTGTGTTTTTAATGTATCTATATCTTTATCAATATTATTTAACATATTATTTAGATAATTCTTCAAATTGTTCTGACAATTTTTCTATTTTACCTTCTAGGTCACTAATCATCTGTTTTAATTTACTTGGGCTTAATTCTTCATCATCCTCATCAACATCAGTTTCTTCTGATTCTTCACCCTCAGGTAATTCATCAAGTTCATCTTCATCAGAAACTTTTTCTTTCTGCTTATCATTCATTTCTGATGTTCGCCTTGTAACGTAATTTGCAATATTCATAATTATTCTTGTGTCATGCCCTGTGTATTAATCTGACCCATTTGAGCAGGTTGAGTTCCTACACGACCAATTTGAGCGTTTTGCTGTTGTTGTAATTGGAAGTTATATTGTTGTGCATATTTTTCTAGCCTTGCTTTAAAACCTTCATCTTGTTGTAATCGTTGGGTAATATCTGGCTGAGTAACATATTGCTCTATTACTTGCATTGCAACTTGTGCCCCATTTTGTCGTGCAGGGACTTCAATTCCCGCATAAAGTTTAGCAATATCATCAGTAATTTGACTCATTATATCTTCTTGTGATTCTTGCTCTGGCATAATCATTAAGTCAGCTAATACTGGATCAATAGCATTTGCAGATACTTCTAAAAGACGATCAATATTTAATCGACCATTTCTATCCATTTGGGATAGTGCTAAAAATTGCTGTAACTTCTTTTCTTGTACTTCTGGTTCAGAGTTCTGAACATCGTACTTAATCATAATGTCAAAGTTTTCTGTAGGATCTCCTTTATCCATTATTTGTGGATCAGGTATACCAGTAACTTTAAAAAATACTTGATCGGGACCAAATCTCTGAAAGCACTTATAGCAAAGCTTCATTACTTCAGCAGAATGATTAAGGAACTTATCTACTAAAAATTGTTTCTTAATCTGTGATATAGGACTATCATCTAATCCTACTAATCTATCAGCTTGAGCTTCAAGTGTAGATTCTATTTCAACAGATCCGCTAGGTGATGGTGGCGTAGGTGCGAACTCAATATCCCCTTTTCGGCGATAAGGTATAAAGCGACCTGGTCCATATTCTGCGGGGGCTTGACCCTTTGGATGCATTAATGGTGGCAATGTAGCCCAACTATTACGATCAATTCTAGAATCACGTTCAATCTTTACTTGATTTTGTATACCACGCAAAACTGAAGGAATAGTGCTTGTATCGTATAGACGTTTACTATCTTCAGCTAATTTTGTTACTACAACAGGATAATCCTCATATCCGTTCATTAACTCAAACTTAGCGTATGGTTGTACGATTGAATCATCGTCAAGCTCCCTATGAAAAACAGTTTCATATATTCCTTCTGAACCATCAACTGGATCAATTAGTCTTTGATAGCCATGAATTATCTCAACAAGTTGTTCTGCTTGATAGGCTTCATCTGTTAATCCGTTGTGCGGAGTAGGAGCCATTGATTGATCTCGTTCTAATGTATTAACATTTACACCACGATAACGGCTAATAACAAAATCAACAAAATCTTCATCCCAATCATCGGTGATTACTTTATTTTCTAATTCTTGTGCCGTGTAAAATGTACGCCAAAAACAAAAAGGTGCCCGTTGTGGATCAGTAACATAAGATGGAAAAAAGAAATCTCCATCAGGTGATAGCGTACGAACTTCTGGGGCATTTACTTGTCGGCGAATTACTGGTAACTCTGCTGAACCAGTTTTTCTTAATTCTTTAATAGCTTTTTTAGCACGTTTTTCAGTAAGTCCTTCAAAACTTTGCATTAGCATTGATGTTATTTCATCATCAGCATAACCGCCCATAAACATATCCATTGCATTTTGTGAATATCCTGCAATTTGTTCTACGTTTAAATCTTGAATAAACCTTCGATCCTCACGATGCCATCCAACGTAAGAAATTAAAATGCCTCGTTCTAGTAAGTAATTAGCACCTAATTCCATTTCACGATTAAATCTTGGAATATATCCAGAATTAACCATCCACTTTAAAAAAGCAGATACAGTAGCAGATTTACCAATATCATCAGATGATACTGGATAAGCTTTTATGTTGGCACGACTTAGCGAAGATACAAACAAAGAAACAAGTCGACTAATACGTTCATCAATAACATGGCTTTCCATATCAGATGCACCTTCCCAAGGAAATGCATCAGCACCATTTTTTCTTAAGTCACGACTTTTTCCTGCCCACCAATTACGGCGATCATCGTAAGATGTTCTACAAAGATCAAAAAATCCAGACAAGTCACTAATTGTTTTAGTAAAGGCAGTTCGCAGGACTCTTACGTCTGGAACCTTTTCTAGATATGTTAGTTCGTTTTGATCGTTATTAGGTATATCTATTTCTTCCATATATTAATACAAGTATTCTAGCATACTTAGCAATAGGTAAATAATTGCTAAAGTTAATTCTAATTCCATTATATGTATTCTCCGTTTCTAGTTGGTCTTACAATTTTATAGGTAGGTGGTTCTTTTGAATTATCAGCTTGAACATATACCATTTTTCCCATCATTCGTTTTTGTTGATGTGCTTTTACTTGGACTGGTATAACCTTGCACAAATCGGTAACTCTTACTAATACAAATCTAGGATTTGGTGCTAATCTTACGACTTGTCCTCTATATATAATAGGTATTGCTACTACATTGTCAAAGATACGTTGACCATCCTCATTGATCCACCTATTTTTTCCCTTACCCGTTATCATTGATTCATCTAGGTACTTGAATATAATTTCTTCAGCTTCCTCGATAGAAATATCAAATTCTTCAATAATATGTGTTATACGTTTTTTAGCCATTAGTATCCTCCACTTCCTACTTTTCTTACAGTTAAATCTTCTTTACTTACAAAATCAGGACCCCTTCCATCATTTGCTGTTCTTAAGTATCGTATTAAGTCAAAAAAATCTTTTAATGCCTCATCACTTTTTCCATTTGCATTATAATTAATTAAAGAATCAATTAAATTACCACATGATTCGTGTATATAGCATTTAGGTCTATTTACTAAGTCTATATTAGCGTCTGGATTATAATCAAACCATTGATCAAGTGCAATTATTCCTTCTTTTTCTTGTACTCCACTAGATGGTATAAAATGCATATCTAAATCCGCAAAAACTGTAAACAAATCATCATTGTTTTCATTTTCTCTAGCAAAATAACGACAGTCCCCTATTCTTTCAAATGGATTTATTTTTTCTTCTCTTTCTATTTCCCTGAATAAATCTACATACCCCGCAACATCGTAACCTATTTTCTTTGAAGCGGGTCCCTCTCTCCATTTTGGTTCACCAAATATAGCCCATTCTCCATAATTATCTCTATCAGGAAACTCCTTTTGTATATATATTTCTCCAGTTTTACTTACACCTGCCCATATTGCTGTAAAGTTTCTTCTACCTGCGGGGTCAACTACTTGATATATAGTGTATTTAGTATTATCGCTCATATCTGGGAAAACCATACCATATTTATTTGGTCTGTCCGAAAGAACATTAACCGCAGGATTAAACATTGGGAGCAAGGACGTTACACTCCTAACAGGATAACCATAAGCACGACAAAGAATTTGCTCATCAGTTGATGTTTCTAAATCCTTCTTAATACGATTATATCCACCAAATGGGTTTTCATCAGAATGAAGGTAAACAACTCCCGCATCACGATTCGGGGAGTACTGATATATTGGTAATTTTCTATTATTTAATAATTCAGCCTCTCTAGTTGCAAGAGTTTCCGCACCTCGTAAATAATCAGCAACAAAAGGCGTATAACCATGAATTGGTGTAAAACCAATAACCATTTTTGAATCCCTAGTAGCCAAACGAAACCTAAGTGTATTAACGAGGGTTTCATCACCCAAGTATTCGTCAAGCCACGCACCAATATTAGAACTGCTTTTTTCTTTAAATCCAAATTCAAATCCCTCTAAGATAGTCTGATTGTTACTAAATTGTGTATAAGTTTTAAAATCTACTCTAGTTCTAGTATCTGGAAAGATAAAAGAACTTCCAGTAAAACCATTTTGCATAGAAAAGTTAATATATCCTTCTATGCTTTTGGTTTTCTTCTTGAACTCCTTTGGCATCATTTCCCACATTGAAGCTTGTTGTACTTTAACCGATGTATCTGCATTTTGGCTAAAGCAAACAATGTGCCCATCAATATGATTAGTTACAGCTTCCATAACCATTTTTGCACAACCAGTAGTCTTACCTGATCTATTACCCCCTAGTACAAGAACTTCATCATATTCAACCAAGCTATCTCTTATTCTTCCCCATCCCTCAAGATCAAATCCATATTTTAATGGCTCTTGTTCCGCCGCCTTAATTCT